AGCGCCGGCCGCTCCTCCCGAGTTCTTGATCTTGAGGTGATCACTGCATGGGCACTCGCGGCCCGGTGCCCAAGCGCACGTCTCAGCGCCTCGGGCACCTGACGAAGGCACAGAAGGCCGAGGCCACGATGGTCAAGGCGACCGGCGCGGTCGAGATCCCGCCCGCCGACGAGTCGTGGCACCAGCTCGCCAAGGACTGGTACCGGTCGCTGCAGGAATCGGCGCAGAGGCAGCTGATGGAGCCGTCGGACTGGGCGGCGGCGCGGCTGGTGGCGGCGGAGATGACCCGGATGCTCGCCGATGCTCCGAACGCGGCGATGTTCGGCCGGATCTGGTCGGCGATGGGCGAGCTGATGACCACCGAGGGCGCGCGGCGGCGGCTGAAGATCGAGGTTGAGCGGCGCCGGCTGTCCTCGGTCCCGGCGGAGGTGACTCCGATCAGTGGGAGCTACGCCGACCTCTGACTTCGAGCTGCCGCCCGGCTACTTCGTCGACCCGTGGTACGGCACGCTCGCCTGGTGCACGCTGCCGTGGCCGCTGGATCGCCAGGCGAAGGAGCGGCTGATCGAGTGCTCGATCGGCCCGCAGGTCATCGACTGGGCTGAGGGACGGCGGGAGGACGAGGACGGTCCGGGGCTCATCCACCATCTGACCGGTGAGCCGTGGCGGTTCACCGCGGGCCAGAAGCGGTTCCTGATCCTCTGGTACGCCTACGACCCGGACACGGGTCGGTGGCTGTTCCGGTCGGGGGCGAAGCGCGGCGCGAAGGGCACCGGCAAGGACCCGTTCGCCGCGGTGTGGCTGGACGGTGAGCTGATTGGCCCGACGCACCTGGTGCAGCGCAACGGCCGGTGGGTGGGCGAGCGGCACCGCATGCCGCTGGTGCAGATCGCCGCGAACTCCGAGGCCCAGGCCAAGGACGTGTTGCGGGTCGCCAACGGCATGCTGTCGAGGCGGACTCGCGAGGCGTTCGGCATCGATTGCGGCGAGACCCGGACCATCACCGATTCCGGTGGCCGACTGGAGATCCTGACGGCCTCGGAGCGGTCTTCCGAGGGCGACCCGGCCACGGCGATCGCGCTGAACGAGTCGCACCACATGACCGAGTCCAACGGTGGCCACCGCATCGCCGAGGTGGCGCGGCGCAACGTCGGCAAGTCCCCGCGCGAGCTGCAGGCTCGGGTGCTGGAGTTCACCAACGCCCATGTGCCCGGCAACGACTCGGTCGCCGAGCGGACCTTTCTGGCCTGGCAGGCGCAGGTCGCGGGTAAGACGAAGCGGGTCGACATCCTGTACGACTCGATCGAGGCGCCGCCGTACTTGGACATCTACACCGACGACGGTCTGCGGGAGTTTTTGAAGGCCGCCTACGCCGATGCGCCGTGGGCCGACCTCGAGCGGTTGGCTGGCGAGGTGCTCGACCCGCGCACGAGCGTGGCGGACACGATCCGGTTCTACGGCAACGGCTTGGCGGCTCGGGAGGACTCGTGGGTCGACCCGCGGCGGTTCGACGAGCTCGCCCGTCCGGACATCATCGTCCACGACGGCGACCAGATCGCGATGTTCCTCGACTGCTCCAAGTCGCAGGACGCGACCGGCCTCGTCGGGTGCCGGATCTCCGACGGGCACGTGTTCGTCATCGACATGTGGCAGCGCCCGCGCGGGGACCGCGGTAAGGGCTGGCTGGCGCCGCGCGACGAGGTTCGCGCGGCGGTGTACGCCGCCGACCAGCGGTACCGGGTGGTGTGGTTCGGCGTCGACCCTTCTCCCGCCCGGGACGATGCGGACGAGTCGCTGTACTGGATGGCGCTGGTGGATGAGTTCCATCGGCACTTCCGGGACAAGGTGCTCGTCTGGGCCACGCCGGGTCAGGCGACGGGCAACTCGGTGCTGTTCGACATGCGGCTAAGCCAGAAGGGCGGCGCCGAGCGCAACCGCCAGTTCACCGAGGCCGCGATGCAGGCCGTCCGCGACATCGAGGACGGCAACCTGTCGTGGGACGGCGACGCCGCGTTGCGGCTGCACGTCCACAACGCCCGCAAGCGGGCCAACCAGTGGGGCGAGAGCCTCGGCAAGATCACACGCGACTCGGACCGCCTCGTCGATCTCGCGGTGTGCATGGTGGGCGCCCGCATGGGGCGGCGGATCGTGCTGAACAGCGGCGCACTGGAGAAGGCGCAGCAGGATACAGGGGCTCGACCAGGCAAGGCGTACAGCTGGGGGTGGTGATGGCACTCTCCGAGGCTGACGCCCGTGACGTGGCCCGCGGTCTGCTCGATGTCCGCGCCAAGGAGTGTCGGCGGCTCGACGAGATCCGCCGGTACGTGCGCGGTGAGGTGATCCGGGTGTTCCGGCCCAGGCGTCACACGCGCGACTACACCGAGCTCGTCGACATGGCGCGCACCAACATCATCCCGTTGGTGGTCAGCACCTTCGCCGAGAACCTCGCGGTGACCGGGTTCAAGCCGGCGAAGGCGCCGCAGATGAGCCCGGCGTGGGATCGGGACTGGCAGGCCAACCGGATGGACGCCCGCCAGTCGGCGCTGTGGCGCACGGCCATCGAGTACGGGCTGTCGTACGCCTCCGTCCTGCCCGGCCGGATGGATGGCAAGAAGCTCGGGCTCATCTCACTGTGGTCGCCGCGTCAGTGCACCGCCGTCTACGACGACCCGATCGGTGACGAGTGGCCGGTCTACTTCATCACCGTCCGGAAGGGCTGGGACGCCCGTAGGCGGAAGTACGTGCAGCGGGTCACCCTGACTGACGATGAGCTGCTGTACCACTTCATCCGCAGTGGCGACTCCGAGGGCACCCTCGTCCTCGACGAGGAGCGCGAGGGTGGCCCGGTACAGGCGCACGGGCTCGAGATTGGTCCGGGCATGGCGCCGCTGGTCCGCTTCGCCGCGGCCGGCGGAGACCTGGACGATCAGGCTCGCGGCGAGGTCGAGCCGCTCATGCCCTACCAGGACGCGCTGAATCAGACCACTTTCACGTTGCGCACGGTGGAGCGGGCGCAGGGTTGGCGGCAGCGCTGGGCGGCCGGCATCGAGATCCAGGAGGACGAGCACGGCAACCCGGTCGAGCCGTTCGCCGGCGGGGCGGACAAGGTCTGGATCAGCAACTCGGCGAACACGAAGTTCGGCGAGTTCAGCGAGGCTGATCCGTCCGGCCTTCTGGAGTCGCGACAGTCGACGATGCGGATCATCACCGCCGTCGCCCAGATGGCGCCACACAGCCTGCTCGTCACCGACGGCATCGCCAACCTGTCGTCTGACGCGCTGGCTGCACTCGAGGCCGCGCAGCAGCGGAAGATCAACGAGTACAAGACGTCGTTCGGTGAGAGCGTCGAGCAGCTGCTCCGCCTCACTTCGCTGGCCGCAGATGACATGGATGGTTGGCGCGACCGGTCGTCCCAGGTCATCTGGCGCGACACCGAGTCCCGCTCGCTCGGCCAGGTCGCCGACGCGCTGGGCAAGCTCGCGCAGATGCTCGGCATTCCGCGCCGGGCCATGTGGCGCATGGCGATCGAGCTGCTGCCGTGGCTGAGCCAGCAGGACCTCGAGGCGTGGGAGCGCGAGGCGGACCGTGAGGACGGCGTGCTCGAGCAGCAGATGGAGCGCGAGCTTGAGCGGATGACTCAGCAGACCCAGCTAGAGCCAGAGGGAGGCGCGCAGGATGGCAACGCCCGGCGCCGACCAGCTCGCGCTGGCGCACCAGCGTGAGATAGCCACCATCGCCGGTGGGGTCACGTCGGTCGTCGTGTCGGTGGCGATGGGCGCCGACATCGCCTCCATCTCCACCTGGCACTGGGGCGTCATCGACGGGCTGCTGACCCGCATCCAGGTCGGGTACGCCCAGTCGCGCAACTCGGCGATGAGCTTCTTGCCGCGCCACGCCCGACTGTCCGGCGCCGGCCCGGTCGAGGTCGTGCCCGGGTCGCTGGATGTCGGCCGGCTGCGGGAGCGGCTGCGCATCACCGGCCCGGTCATGTTCAAGCGGTCGATCGCGGCCGGCATGGACACCGACGAGGCCGTCGAGGCGATGGCCTCGCGCATGGCGGGAGTCGCCGAGGAGGCGGTGCGCGACGGCGACCGCGACGTCATCGAGCAGACCGCCCGCCGCGGCAAGGGCGTGGCCGGGTGGCGGCGGCGCATCGGCGCCCGGGCCTGCGGTTTCTGCGCCATGCTGGCCAGCCGCGGCGCGGTCTACCCGTCGAAGGAAGTCGCGCTCATCTCCCACCGGGGCGAGCGGTATCACCCGCACTGCCGCTGTTGGGCCGAGCCGCTGTACAAGCGGGAGCCGGATCCGCCCGACGTCTGGGAGCTGCGCTCCCAGTGGGAGCGGGTCACCGCCGGCCATGGCGGCAAGGACGCGCTGCGGGTGTGGCGTCGGCACTGGGAGGCGGCGCATCCCCGCGCGCGGCAGCGGATGGGCCTGGCGGCGGCTGAGCCGTCGGGCGGCCGTGCCACGCCGGGACTGCCGGCGCAGGTGCGGCGGATCCTCGCCGCCGCCCGCTCACCGCAGGAGGTGTCCCGGGTCCTGGCCGAGGAGTACCGGCGCATCACCGGCCGTGCGCTCGTCGTCGACCTGCGCGGGTCGGTGGACACGGCCCGGGAGCATGCCGAGGGCATCCTGCGCGCGGTCGAGCGCAACCCGGAGATCGTGCTGGGGTCTGTGCGCACCGGCCCGACCGCGAGCCGCAGCGCCTACGCCGAGACGGCCGGCCAGGACATCATCTTCAATGAGGCTTGGTCCACCGTGGCTGCCCGCCAGCGCTACCTGGAGGCGCTCGCCGAGGACGCGCGGCGCGGCTGGCATCCGTCCGGCACCGATTCCCCGGTCGCGGTGGCGGTGCACGAGGCCGGCCACGTCCTCGATCCGCGTAGTCTGCGCCGCGATCTGGATGAGCTGCTGGACCGCGCCGCCCGGCAGACCGGTGTCGCCCGGGAGCGGGTGATATCCGCAGGGGTTTCCGGGTACGCCGAGCTCGGCTACGACGAGCTCGTCGCCGAGGCGTACGCCGATGTGGTGATGAACGGAGCGCGGGCCTCGGGCCTGTCGCGGGCCATCGTGCGGCTCGTGGATGCGGCGCCCGATCGCGGCCGTGGTGGGGTGATGGTCGCGCCGCTCCCGTCGCTGCCGGACCTGTCCCGCCTGCCCGTCACACGGCTGCGGGCGATGGTGGCCGAGCATGGCATTACCGTCCCGCCGGGGCTTTCCAAGCCGGCGCTGGTTCGCCTGGCCACGGATCTCGAGGCCGGCATGCCCCCGCAGGCCGCCCGAGCCCGGGCGGTGCAGTCGGTGCTGGACGAGCGCCGGGTGGTCGCCGACGCGCTGGTGCGGGCGCACGAGCTGCTCGGCAAGGGCGCCAGCGAGCGGGCGTTGCGGTGGCTGGCTAACTCGATCCGCCGCGGGTCGGTGACGATCAACGCGGACGCGCCGGAGTTCGCGGCGTTGCTGCGGCAGATGAAGCCGCTGCTGGACGCGCTGGACGCGGCGGATGAGGCGGCGGCGCGGGCGGCGCTCGCCACCGTGGCCCGGTCGGCGAAGCTGCGCCAGGTCGGCGGCGACGTCGGCGACGTGTTGCCGTTCAAGGCCGGTGAGATGTCGTGGATCGGCCAGCAGCGCGGCACCCACGCCTATGTCATCCGCCCCGGCTACGCGACGACCTACGACGGGTCCACGTCGGTGCTGATCCGGGCTGAGGTGATGCCGGCGACACCGGAGCAGGTGGCGGCGGTGCGGGCCGCGGCCCCGGCCAAGAAGGCCGCCAACAAGGCCGCGCCACGCAAGGTCGCCGCCCCGAAGGCCCCGCCCGCGCCGGAGCGCATGACCGCCCCCGCGCTGCGCAAGGAGCTGGAGCCGGCCACGCGCCTGCCCGGCAGCCGCCTCACCGACGCCGACATCGCGGCGGTCCCCAAGCCGGTACTGGCGCAGTGGGTGCGCCGCTGGCGGGAGCTGCCCGAGGGTGAGCGGCTGGCGGAGGTCGGCCGGTGGAGCCAGGTCATCATCGACCGGCAGCGAGCCGTGGCCGAGGCGCTGGCCGAGGCCAGCGAATTGCTGGCGAACGAGGCGTCGGCGGCTGCGCTCGGATCCCGCGCCGCGTCCCGGCTGCGCCGGATCGAGTCGCTGATCGAGGGTTGGCCGCACGAGGCGCAGATCCGGGCGCTGGTGACGGCGATGCGCACCGGGCGTCCGGCGGCGATCCGGCGTGCGATGGCGAACGCGGAGAAGAAGCTGGGCCTGCGCCGTATCGGCGACGAGGCCGGCTCAGCGACGCGGTTCGATCCGAAGGTCCACCGGCCGATCGAAGGTGAGCGCATCGCCGATGGAGCACGGGTCGAGGTCGTCCGACCCGGATACGAGATCGAGATCGGTGGCGAGCGGGTCGTGCTCATGCGGCCCGTGGTAGAGGTAGCCGACGCGGTTCCGCCACCGGCGAAGGTCGCCAAGAAGGCCGCCCCCGCGAAGAAGGTGACAGGACGGGCCCGGCCCGACTACCTCGACGAGGAGAACAGTCTCCTGCTGGAGCGGTACGCCGACAGCATCGGCGTGGATCTGCGCCGCCACGTCGACCCGGCGCGGGCGCACGACGCCAGGCTCGGCGATCCGGTGGACGTGCAGTACCCCTTCGGCTGGCAGTTCGCCCGCATCATCGACGGCCTGCGCAACGGGCGCGTGAGCCAGCAGCAGGCCGTGAGGGAGCTGCGGCAGTTGTCGGTCATCATCCGGCGTCAGGTCGACCAGCAGCGCGCGCTGCGCGCCGAGCACCCGGACATGCTCGACAACCGGAACCTGGCCATCATCCGTGACGGCGAGGACGCGGCCAGGGTCGCGGAGCGCCTCGCCGAAGCGCTCGAGGACCTGAAGCTCCCCCGCCGCCGCCGCCGGCCCACGCTCGGCGAGACGGTCGCCGGGGACCGGGCCACACTCGAGGCGATCGACGAGTCGCGATTCGTCGTGACCCCGCGCCCGGGCGAGCGCTTCATCACGCCCAAAGAGGGATTCTTGCTGCACCGAGGCGAGCCGGTGCCGGCATCGTTCCACCACCCGTCCTCGGGTACCGCGATCTTCAAGCGGGAGGTCAGCCACCTCCGTCCGGGCCTGTCCGACGCCGAGAACCGGGCGCTCGACCTGTACACCCTGTCAGCGGTCGCCGACCCGCTCAACGGTGCCCTGCGGGCCGGACGAACGACTGGGTTCGGCCGGGTCGACCTGACCAGCATCGGGGAGGGCGTCGTCGACCTGGATGAGGTGTCGGCACTACTCGACCAGGCGATCGCGGCCAGCGTCATCCCCCGTGACGTCACACTGTGGCGCGGGGCGCTGATGCGGCCGGTTGACCTGCGTCGGCTCGAGCCCGGCGCCATCATCACCGAGCCCGGCTATCTGTCGACCGCGACGGACTCGGTGCCAGCGGAGCGCATCATCCGTTGGCGCCAGAAGAAGGCCCCGGCCACCCACAAGCCGGTGCTGTTCCAGATCTTCACCCCGGGCGGTACCCATGCCGCGCTCGGGCACGAGGGCGCCAGCGAGGCGCTGCTTGGGCGGGGACGGCGGATGCAGGTGGTGCGCAAGTCGACCCGCTCCGATGGCACGACGGTGGTCGTGGTCATGCTGCTGCCGGAGTAGCCTGCCGCTATGACCGCGCCGCTGATCCCGGACGAGCTGGCCGAGGAAGTCGCGGGCCGGATGGCGCCCGATATCGAGCCAGATCAGATCATGGACGCCGAGGAGGTCTTCGCGATCCGCCGCGAGGAGTTGGAGGACGAGTGACCATCGGCCCGCGGTCCCAGTGTCACGCCTGCCGGCACTTCCGCGGCCGGCGCAGCTTCGACGCGCCCCTCACTTGCGACGCCTTCCCGAGCGGCATCCCTCTCGCAGTGCTCAGCAACGATCTCGACCACCGGGAACCGGTCGAGGGCGACAACGGCATCCGGTTCAGCGCCAAGCCGGGCGACGAGTACCCGGAGTACGCGCTACAGCGCCCCACCCCATAGGCGTCCGGCATTCCGCCGGCCGAACCCCGTCGCATCGCGGCGGTGTTTTCGCATTCCCGAGCCCTGGAGGCTCGGCAATCACGCCCTGGAGGCGATCGTCCATGTCGGACAACGAGGAGACCACCACCGCCGAGGAGACCCCGGAGGTCGACGACGCGACTTTCGACCCGGCGCGCGCACGTGCCGCGCTGGAGAAGAAGAACCGCGAGGCGCAGAGCCTGCGCCAGCGACTCAAGGAACTCGAGCCACTCGCGCGGAAGGCACGTGAGCTCGAGGAGGCGCAGAAGACCGAGGCGCAGAAGGCCGCCGAGGCTCGCGCGGCCGCGGAGCGCGAGCGGGACGAGGCGCGCATAGAGCTGCTGCGCTACAAGGTCGCCCTCGCCAAGGGCCTGCCGGCCGACCTGGCCGCCCGGCTGCGAGGCGCCACCGAGGAGGAGCTGTCCAAGGACGCCGACGAGCTGCTGAAGCTGGTCGGCTCCAAGCCGGCCAGCAGCGCTCGGCCCGTGCCCGACCTCAAGTCCGCCGCCCTGCCGGCGGGTGAGCAACAGATCATGTCCGGCAAAGATGTCGACGCTTGGATCCGTCGTCAGGCCGGAGTCGCGTAAGCAAGCCCCGAGCCACGGGGCATCAGTCAATCCAAGGAAGGGGAGATAGCCCCGATGGCTACCACGTCTGACGCCATCGCCCGCCGGTCCGGCGGGTCGGATGCGCTCGTGCCGGAGCCGCTGCGCCGGGAGATCCTGCAGCAGGTGCCGGCCGCCTCGGCCGTCCTGTCGATGATCCCGGAGACGCAGCGGATCGAGATGTCGGCGCTCACCGAGCGTGTGCCGGTCATCTCCGTGCTGCCCAGCGCCTACTTCGTCAGCGGCGACACCGGGCTGAAGAGCACCGGCAAGCAGCGCTGGAAGAACAAGATCCTGTACGCCGAGGAGATCGCGGTCATCATCCCGGTGCCCGACAACTACATGGCCGACGCCCAGACCCCGATCTGGGACCAGGTGCGGCCGCGGATGATCGAGGCCGCCGGTGCCCTCATCGACGCAGCGGTGATCTTCGGCCAGTCGAAGCCCTCCAACTGGGGGCCGGCGATCTACCAGACCGCCGTGCTCAAGGGCAACGTCGTGACCCAGGGCTGGGCGATCCCCGACCCCGACACCGGCGCCCCCGCCCAGACGGATCTGGCCGGCTACATCGCCTACGGCGGTGAGCTGCTCGCCCAGCAGGGCTACGACGTCAACGGGTTCATCAGCAAGCCCGGCCTCGGGTGGCGGCTGACCCGGATGCGGGACAACAATGGCGCCCCGATCTACACGCAGACGATCCGCGAGGGTCGCCAGGTGGGCGACCTGTACGGGTTCCCGCTGCGGCCGCTCAAGAACGGCGCATGGAACGGCACCGAGGCGCTGTTGATCGGAGGCGACTGGACGGAGGCGATCGTCGGCATCCGCCAGGACATCACGTTCAAGGTCTTCACCGAGGGCGTGATCTCCGACGACAGCGGCAACGTCGTGCTGAACCTGATGCAGCAGGACAGCACGGCGCTGCGGATGACGATGCGGGTCGCGTGGCAGGTGGCCAACACCGCCAACCGGCTGGCGCCGGACACCGACGGCGGCGCGGGCATCGAGCCCACCGAGTCGGCGACCCGGTGGCCGTGGTTCGTCCTCCGCTCGCCGTCCTACACCTACAGCTGATGCGCGTCCTAGCACTCGCACACCGTTACGTCCCCGCTTGCGGCGCGGGCGCGGAGACCATGCTGCACGGCATGCTCCGCGCCCTCGCCCGGCGGGGACACACAGTGGACGTCTCCCTGTCCATGCAGACCGGTGAGCCGTACACAGTGGACGGTGTGCGGGTGCTGCCGCGCCAGGGAGCCAAGCCCAACCACCTGCAGCACATCGAGGGCACCCACCTACTGGTGGCGCACCTCGAGAACACGCATGTGGCGATGTTCGCCGGTCACCTCTACGACATCCCTGTCGTGCTGGTGCACCACAACACATTCGCGGTCACGAAGGAGTCCCTGCATTTCCCCCAGGGGCGTGTCGATCTCTCTGTCGTCAACAGCCAGTGGATGGCCGACGACCTCGCCGCCTGGCACAAGGCTGCGGGTCTGCCGCAGCCGCGGACCATCATCGTCCGCCCGCTGGTGGACCGGGCCGACTACCAGACGACCCCGGGCGATCGGGTGACGCTGGTCAACCTGCGGAGGATGGCCGACTACGACTCCGGCGCCGGCCGCATGACCAAAGGCGGGGAGACGTTCTGGGCCGTGGCGGCGAGGATGCCCAAGACCAGGTTCCTTGGCGTGACGGGTGGCTACGGCGTCCAGGCCGAGGGCGACCTACCCAATGTCGAGGTGCTGCCGCACGTGCCGGCGCATGAGATGCGCGACCGGGTGTACGCCCGCACCCGGGTGCTCATGATGCCGTCGTCGTACGAGTCGTGGGGCCGCACGGCGACCGAGGCGATCTGCTCCGGCATCCCGGTCGTGTGCCATCCCACCCCTGGCCTCACCGAGAACCTCGGCGACGCCGGGATCTACGTCGACTGGCAGGACGTGGACGGGTACATCCGGGCACTGAGGACACTTGCCCTGCCCGGCCCCTACGCGGCTGCCCGCAAGCGTGCCCTGGCTCGGGCCGAGGAGCACCAGCGGATGCGGGCCGGAGACGAGGAGCGCTGGGTCGCTGAGGCCGAGCAGCTGGGCGCGCCGAGGGCGGTGCTGGTGTGAGGCTGTCCGTGCTGATCCCGTGGCGCAGTGATGACCCGGATCGGGTGCGGGCATGGGAGTACGTGCGCGCGGCGTGGGGGCGGCTCCCGGTCGAGCTGTGCGTCGCCGACGATGGCGTCGAGGCCGGGCCGTTCTCCGTGGCACGGGCCGTCAATCGCGCGGCGGCAGTGGCCACCGGCGACGCGGTCGCGATTTACGGTGCCGACCACATCCCCGACCCAGCCCGCGTCGACTGGATCGTCGACCGGCTCGAGCGGCATCCGTGGACGGCCGTCTACACCGGCACGCGCATCCTGTCACCTGTCGCGACCAATCTGGTCCTGGCCGGCCATCACCCGCCGGTCGTAGCCGCCAAGGTGGCTGGATACAGCCGCATCGGCATGTGCATGGGTGTCATCGCCGTCCGGCGCGACGCCTGGATCCCGATGGATGAGCGCTTCGTCGGCTGGGGCTCCGAGGACGCCGCCCACAGACTGGCGCTGGCGACGCTCTATCTCGATGGATGCCCGGATGGTGAGGGCGATGTCTACACGATGTGGCACCGGGACCGCCACGGCACGGCCGAAATGACCGAGGCGAACTACCGGCGTTACCAGGAGTACGAGAGGGCCGCGGCCGAGGGTCGGATGCGCGAGTATCTGCGGGAGGTGCGCAGTGTCGGATCTGGCGACGACCGCTGACCTCGAGGCCCGCCTCGGCCGGAGCCTGACCGCGAGCGAGCAGGCGAAGGCGCCCGCGCTGCTGGCAGACGCCTCGGCCCTGATCCGCGCCTACACCCGCCGCACGTTCACCGCGGTCACGCATGACAAGGTGCGACTCCGGCCGGTCGGCGCCCGCATCCGGCTGCCGAACCGGCCTGTGAGCACAGTTCACAGCGTGACCGCTATCGGCTGGGCCGGCGTCCATGACATCCTGCTGCCTGCCGGAGCCTGGGGCTGGGACGGCATCGACACGATCGAGCTCGCGCCGCTGTCGACCGAGGTCTGGCTCTCGCTGCCCACGCTCGAGCTGGGCCAGGACCTGCCGGACACGTACGAGGTCGACTACGACCACGGCGACGACGTCGTACCCGACGCCGTGGTGGCGGTGTGCTGCGGCATGGTGCTGCGGGTCCTGCTCGCCCCGAGCCCGGTGGAGGGCATGTCAGCCGAGCGGGTCGGCAAGTACAGCTACCAGATGGCGCAGGAGGTCGGCGGCGGGTCACCCGGCGCCTCGGTGCGGCTGCGGGAGACCGACAAGGAGCTGCTGCGCCAGGCCGGCTACGGGCCACGTACGGCCGGGACCATCGAGGTGAGGATATGAAGGCGGACGTCGAGATGGGCTCGCTGCTGCTGATGACCGGCAGTCTTCGAATCCGAACCTGGTGGCGATGGGTGCCGCTCTACATCGGCCCCGTGTACGTTGGTCGGCGTTGGTGGCACCTACTCGGATGGCGCGGTCTCAACGCCGGCTTCTTCCGGTGGTCGTACTACGTCGCCCTGGTAAGGCTCTGATGGCGATCCCCGAGCACCTGTTGCCCCACACGGTGCAGCACATCCGGCCCGCCACCTCGACCAACGCCTACGGCGACGAGGAGCTGACCTACACCGTCCCGCCCGCGTCGAGCAAGGACATGCGGGCGTGGGTGCAGCAGGAGCGGCCGCAGGAGATCATCGAGGACGGCCGGCATGCCGACGTGCGCGAGTGGACGCTCATCGTCAACGACCCCGACGTGATGAGCAAGGACCGGATCGTCTTCGGCACGCTCACATTCGAGGTGGACGGCCCGCCGGAGGACCTGTACACCCCGGCCGGCTACCACCACACCGAGGCCAACCTGAGGCTCGTGGAGGGCTGATGGCTGACGCGATCCGCCTCATCCGGCTCCGCGCCGACATCGACGGCATCCGGGCCCTGCGTGCCTCACGCGAGGTCGACGAGCATCTCGAGGACCGGGCGCGTCGGGTCGCCGAGGCCGCCGAAGCGGTGTACGGGGCGATCGGCCACGGCGACGTCACGACCGAGGTGCTGCAGCGCGAGTCCGACACCAGCGAGCCTCGCGCCCGGGTGGCGGTGATCGCCCGGCACCCGGCGGCGCTACGGATCGAGGCGGAGCACCGGGTGCTGGGCGGGTCGCTGGACGCTGCGAGGGGGTGAGCCGTGGCTTTGCCTGACGCCGTCGCCCTCGTCGTGTCCTACTTGGACGGTTTGCACGCCATCCCCGTCAGCTCTAAGGTCCCCGACCCGCGCCCGGCTCGATTCATCCAGGTCCGTCGCGTCGGGGGCGCCGGCCTGCCCCCGGTGCGCGACGTGGCCCGACTCGACATCTGGTGCTGGGGCAGCAGCGGCCCGGACGCGGGAGACATCGCCAACACTGTCCGGGCGCAGATGTTCGCGCTCGCCCGCACCACGACACTCGGCGTCGACTGCTATCGCGTCGAGGAAAGCCTGTGCCGGCAGCTCGACGACCCGGAGACGGGCCAGGCCCGCTACTGGCTGACCTACGCCCTGACGCTTCGGGCGGACGAGATTTCGCCCGCCTGACCCCTGACCCGGCTACCGAGCGGCCGGCAACCCAACCCGCCAACCGCCTCAGGAGGCACCCATGGCCCTGAATCGCCAGAACGTACGGGTCGCGCGGACGGGCGCGGTGTATGTCGCGCCGCTTGGCACGACCTTGCCGACCTCGGCAACCGGCTCCCTCGATGCCGCGTTCGTCGACTGTGGATACATCAGCGAGGACGGCATCACCTTCACCCCGAATGAGAGCGTCGACGCGGTCCGGGCGTGGCAGAACAGCGCCCGCGTCCAGACCACCCGCACCGAGCTGGACTACACCTTCCAGTTCGTCCTCATCGAGGACAAGGGCACTGTCGTCGAGCTGTACCACCGAGGCGAGATCACGCCCGTCGGCAGCGGCCAGTGGAAGCTGGTTCCCGACACGCAGGTCCCGGACGTGCGCGCGTTCATCGTCGATGTGGTCGACGGGGCCAAGGTCAAGCGTCACGTGGTGGCGCAGGGCGAGATCACCGAGCGCGGCGAGATCGTCTACAGCAACGGGGAGCCGATCGGCTACAACGTCACCGTCACCTGCTACCACGACGAGACCCTCGGCGCCCCGTTCGTGACCTACAGCAACGACCCGAACTGGGGCTACAGCTGATCCCCGCCCGCTCTGACCCCCGCCCACCCGTGCCGCTCGGACGCGGGTGGGCGGGTCATACCCGCATCCGAGCATCCGAGCGAGAGGAATCCGAGCAGGCATGTCCGAGCGTGAAATCTTCGATCTCGACGCCGTCATCGCCGACGCCATCGCTGGCGACCCAGAGGATCCGCCGTTTCGTTTCTATTGGGGTGGCGAGACATTCGAGCTGCCCTCCATCGCCAGCCGAGACATCCGCGACCAGATCACGTTCCTTGGCATGCTCGAGAGGCTTCAGACGCGTGAGGCCGATCTCGATCCGGCGGAAATCCTCGAGTTGATTGAGCTCGTCCTCGGCGCGGACGTCTTAGCCAAGATGCGGGAACGCCGACCGGTGTCACCCAGGGCGGCGATGAAGCTGATCGAGGCGTGGATGCACAACAACAGCGGCGAGCTGGGAAAATCCTCGGCGTCTACGCCTTCGTCCGCCGGTACGGCCGCGCGGTCGAGGCGGACCTCGCGCTCCGCGCGGGGCCGCAGGACCAGCTGACCCAGCTCGGCCGCACGCTCTCCTGGCGCCGCCTCGACATCCTCATCGACGCGCTGGCTCGCACTCCGGGGACGCTGCTGCGCGCCGAGCTGGCCCGCGACGACTGGACCCTCGACCAGCACCTACTGGCACTGATCCTCGACGCCCTGCGGATCGCGAACTGGCAGCGCGGCGGCCGCAAAGGCGCGCCGAGGCCGCAGCCGGTCAGTCCACTCGCGAAGCGCGAGACCCGGGCTCGGGCTGAGCGCTCCGGCGATGCCGGCGGCCGCGGTCAAGAGGAGATCGACGCCCTGCTGCACGCGATGCGCACGGGAGCACTCGACGGGAGGTGAGCCGTGGCCACCGAGGTCGGTCAGGCATACGTCTCCATCATCCCGTCGCTCAAGCGGTTCACGGCGTTGCTGCGCCAGGAGCTGCTGGGCGAGCTGAGGCAGCTCAATCCGGCCGTCGGGCAGGCCGGTGGCGAGGCGGGCCGGGCCTTCGGCGACGGGATGCGCGAGGGCATCCGCGGTCGCCTCGCCAGCATCGGCGCGATGCTCAAGACCGGCCTGGTCACCGCCGCCGCAGCGGCCGTGGCCGGGCTTGGCGCGCTCACAGCATTCGGTCTCAAGTCGGCCGCCAGCCTCGAGCAGACCCAGATCGGGCTGGAGGCGCTGATCGGGTCGGCCGAGGAAGCCGGGGTGTTCCTCGGCGAGCTGCAGCAGTTCGCGGCGACGACGCCGTTCGAGTTCCAGGGTGTCGCGGACGCCGCTCGCCGCGTCCTGGCCTTCGGCAACGCGGTGGGGATCGCTCGCGACGAGGTGATCCCGACCCTCACCACGATCGGCGACCTCGTGTCGGTGCTGGGCGGCACGCAGGAAAACATAGACAGCGTTGTCCGCGCGCTCGGCCAGATATCGAGCAAGGGCAAAGTCTCCCAAGAGGAGCTGTTGCAGCTGGCTGAGGCGTTGCCGGGCTTCAACGCCAACGCCGCGATCGCGTCGGCGCTGGGCGTGGACGTCGCCACATCGATGGAGATGATCACGGCCGGCGAGGTCGACGCGACCACCGGTATCAACGCGCTGCTGGCCGGCATGGCACAGTTCCCCGGCGCGGCCGGGGCGATGGAGAAACAGGCCGGCACGCTGCTCGGCGTCTTCTCCACATTCAAGGACACCATCAGCATCGCGTTGAGCGACGCCTTCCAGCCGGTCATCCCGCAGATCAAGGACGCCTTGGCGGGGCTCACGCCGGTCCTCGGCGACGCCATCGGCCAGCTCGCGCCAAGCCTCGGGGGCCTGCTCTCGTCGCTGATGCCGCTGATCGGCCAGATCGCGACCGCGCTCACGCCGGTGCTCACGCCGCTGCTCGACGGGCTGTCGCGGGCCATCACGATCCTGTCCGAGTCCGGCGCGCTCGAGGCGCTGGGCCAGGCCTTCGGCGCGGTCGCGACCGCGCTGGCGCCGCTGCTGCCGATGCTGGGCGAGGTGCTGGCGCAGGCGCTGATCGCGCTCGCTCCGGTCATCGCCGAGCTGGCACCGGTCATCGCCGAGCTGGTGCCGCCGCTGGGTGAGCTGCTGCTGGCGCTGCTGCCGGCCATTCCGGCGCTGGGCGAGTGGCTGGCGGCGCTGGCCAAGCTGCTGGTGCCGGTCGCCGATCTGGTCGGCTGGCTGGTCGAGCTTGCCGCCAAGTTCCTGATCGGGCCGCTGGTCGACAAGCTCGCCGAGGGCATGGAGTGGCTCGCCGACGGCGTGTCGGCGCTGGCCGGCTGGCTGTCGGACATCGACTGGAGCGAGGTGTGGAACTCCATCACCTCGGCCGTCTCCGGCGCGTGGGACGCGATCGTCTCGTTCTTCCGCGACCTGCCTGGCAACATCGCGACATTCTTGTCGGAGCTGCCCGGCAAGCTGCGGGAGAAGGCCACCGAGGCGCTGGAGACGATGGCGTTCTGGGTCGGCTTCGGCATCGGCAAGGTCGTGCGCTTCTTCGTCGACTTGCCGGGCAACATCGTCGAGTTCCTGCGCGAGTTGCCGGGCAAGCTGCGAGAGAAGGCCAGCGAGGCCGGCGAGAGCTTCCGCGAGAAGGCGGTCGAGGTCTTCAATCGCGCGCTCGACTGGATCAAGGGCCTGCCGGGCAGGATCGCCGACTTCATCAAGGAGCTTCCGGGCAAGATCAGGGAGAGGTTCTCCGAGATCAAGAACGATGTCATCCAGCTCGGCAAGGACATCGTGAATGGCGTCATCACCGGCATCAGGAACACCGTCGGCGGCGTCGGCTCCGCCCTGACGTCGGGGCTGCGCTCCGCGCTGGACGGCGTGAAGAAGGGGCTCGGCATCGCGTCACCGTCCAAGGTGTACATGGAGGTGGGCGAGGACACGATCGAGGGCTACATCGTCGGCGTGCAGAGCCGCGCCCGCGCCGCGGCCGACGCCACGATGTCCGCACTCGCGCCCGCCACCGTGGGCACCTCGACGCAGGTCGCCGCCGCTCCCGCCCCGGTGCCAGTGGTGGCTGGCGACTCGCTGATCGCGGCGGCTCTCGCCGCGATCCGCGAGGCGATCCGGACCCAGTACGACGGTGACCCCAACCTGGCCCTGACGGTGAGCATCTGATGGCGTTCCCCGACAACGACCTGCAGGTCAAGGTCTACGCCTACCTCGGCGCCGACCCGACTGACGACCCCAGCAACTGGCCGGCGCCAGTCGATCTCACCAGCCGACTGCTGGACCGGGATATCTCGCTGTCGCTGGGTCGCAGCCCAGGTCAGCGCACGGCGGCGGCTGGCCAGTGCACGCTGTGGCTGGACAACGACGACGGGGCACTGACTCCGCTGCTGGCGACGTCGCCGTACTACCCGCACTGGGATCTCGGTGTGCCGATCGCCCTGGACGTGGATGGCGTGGGCTCGAGCCCGCCGTACGGGCTGTTCCGTGGGTACGCGGTGAGCATCGAGGCCGAGATCGTGCCGCTGGTCGGCGGCAGGTCGACGTCGGCGGTGAAGGTCACACTGGGCGGCATCCAGCGCCGGCTGGGGCAGGGCAAGGTCCTGCGGTCGACGATCCGCCGACTCTTCGATCCGCAGATCGCGGCCAGGATGGGCCGCGGACTGCCGATCTACTACTGGCCTATGGACTATGGCCAGCCGCTGGCCTCACTGCAATCGCGGCCCCTCATAGGGACGGAACCGATTCATCTCGAGGTATCGACCGTCGACGAGCCACCTGACTGGGCCGGCGCAGAGCTGGCCCCATGGTTGGGCTCCGGCCTGCGCATCACTGGGAGCATGCTGCTCTACGGCGGCATCCTGGCTCCAGGCTCTCCCACCACCATCGCAGCGGATGTGGTGTTCCGCTATGAGGGTGGCACGAACCCCGTCATGTTCCTGCGGCTCCAAGGTATTGATTTCGGGGTCCTGGCTCCCGTAGAGAACACATACGGCATCCTCGCCCAGACCGACCCATTCCGCCTCGAGCTGCGTCGCCTCAACAGCACTCTCACGACCGACACCAGCGACGTTGCCGAAATCCCGTGGGACGGAAAACCGCACCATTTCCGGATTGAGGCCACGCAGAACGGGCCAGACGTTGACGTGGCAGCGTACATCGATGGGCAACTGGTCCTATCCGCTACGGATTCCTCGGCATCACTGACGACCATCCCCCGGTGGGTCCTGAGCACCTCTAGGGCGAACGGGGTAATCGGCCATGCGGCACTGTGGATAGATGCACTCGAGCCGGCCGCGACAGTCAGCGACGCTGCCGCCGGCTACATCGGCGAAACCGCGACGGACCGGATAGCCCGCGTCTGCGCCGAGGAGGGCATACCGCACACGCCGTGGTCTCCGGCGCCGAGCGATGACATCCGCCTCGGCCCCCAGCCGGTCGGGACGGTCCTCGACGTGCTGCGTGACGCCGAGACGGCCGGCCAAGGCCGACTGTACGAGACCCTCTCGACCTGGGGCCTGGGTTACCGACCACTGCGGGCGCACTACAACCAGGACCCCCTGATAGCCGTGGACCTGTCCACCTACCGGGCGACGGGCCGGCCAGCACCGCTACGGCCAGTGCGCAACGACGCGCGGGTCCGCAACGAATGGACCGTGCGGCGCGTGGGCGGGTCCGAGGTCACCGTCATCGACGCGGACCACCAAGCAAAGCGAGGACGGTACAACGACTCGGTCACCGTCAACCTGGCATCCGACGACCAGCTCACCAATGACGCGTCGTGGCGGCTGCACGTCAGCACCGACGACAGCGTCCGCTACCCGTCGCTGACGCTCGACCTCGGCGCCAACCCGGACCTGCTGGCGTCCTGGCTGGACCCGCCGGGCGGCACCGTCCTCGGCGCACGCGTCGACGTCACCGGCCTGCCCCAGCAGCACACCCCCGACGACCTGTCCATGCTCATCGAGGGATACACGGAGACCCTCGGCCGGCGGAGATGGGTCGTCGAGCTCGTCACCGAGCCGTACGGGCCGTACGACATCGGCACCTACGGGGCCGACGCCGGCTCGGCGACGAAACGCTACGACACGCTCCAGACCGTCACAGCCGAGGCGCTGGACACCACCGAGACCGGGGTCGATGTCACCAACGCTGGTGATGCGCGGTGGTCGAGCACGGCCGTCCCGTACGACATCGAGATCGGCGGTGAGCGGATGACGGTCACCGCCGTGTCCGGGACCGGCGCGAGCCAGACGCTGACCGTCGTCCGCTCGGTGAACGGTGTGGTCAAGAGCCACGCGGCCGGGGCGCAGGTGCGTATCGCGCGTGACTCGCGAGGGAGGTATGGGCTGTGACCATCAGCGCGGGAGACCCGATCCTGGTCGAGCACTTCGTGGATAACGGCGACTACACGCCGCAGCTGCTCGCATCGACCACCAACCCGATCCTCGGCTCGACCGGCGAGGCGCTGGGCCGGTGGTGGCGGGACCCCATCACCGGACGTGTATGGGGAGAAATATTCATAAGTTTCGGCGGGAGTGGTGTCAGCGCCGGGTCCGGCACCTACAGCGTGACCCTGCCGACCGCCGCTGACGGGTTCGAGTCGGGTTCGACCGGGCAGGCCGACATCTGGGGCTGGTTCACCATCCGCGACGACTCGAACACCGACGCGTCCCGTCTCGGCTACCTGACGCGCAACACGGTCAGCGGCGGGCCGGGCGGGGTAGCCGTCGCCGACCTGGCCATCCTCGACGGCACCCAGGCATTCGTGGACAACGACTATCCCTGGGTGTGGGCCGCCGGGGACGCGATCGCCTGTCGCTTCGACTACATGAGCCCGGTCTAGGAGGGCTGATGCGCCTGATGTGGCTGCCCGACGTGCTGCGTGCCGCCGGCCTGTCGGTGCGCACCTACCCGGGGTTGGGAGACCCGCGGGGCGTCGTCGTGGGGGCCGCTGCGCGGGATCGTGTGCCACGCCACCGCCGGGGCCCGGAACAGGGCACGTGGACGGTCGGCGTGACCGGGCTCTGCCTATCACGTGCTCGTCGGCCAGAAAGGCCCGCACCGCGGCTACGGCAACGCCGCCCTGGGGCCGCACCTATCCGAGAGGAGTCACCGATGCCAGCCACCACGCTCGCCGAGATCGTCCATCGTGCCGAGACCGGATGGCCGATCGGTGGCGTCCCCTATAGCCAGAGCGCCACGTGGACGGACGGCTACCGGCGCGACTGCTCCGGGTTCGCCTCAATGGCGCTCGGCATCGCCCCGCCGGGGTTGTCCACGGTCACGCTTGCCACGACCGGCACGCTGTACCCGATCCCGTGGTCGCAGATGCAGGCCGGTGACTTCGTGATGCTCGGCGGCCCCGGCACCGCCGGCAACGCCGGCCACGTCGGCGTCGTGGTGAAGGTCAGCCAAGCCGAGGGCTGGTACGAGATGTTGGAGCAGGGCGGCGGCATGGGCCCCACCCGCGCCCGGTATCGCATCGGCCAGTCGAGCCGTCCCGGCATGACCCCCTACCGATCGAAGTATGTGACCGGAGTGTCGATGGACCCCAACGCCTTCCCGTGGCCCTACGGCCACGTCGCCGGGCACTACAACATCCAGAACGCCCGCGGCGAATACCACGGCGGGCAGGACCCGGCCGACCGGCCGTACATCGCCAGGATCCAGCAGCGGCTCATCGAGCTCGGCTACGACGTCGGGCCGGACGGGCCTGACGGCTGGTTCGGCGACAACACGAGGGCGGCGGTGGAGGCGTGGCAGCGCGACGCTGGTCGGCCGGTGGACGGCACGATCGGCGCCGACGACTGGCCGGTGCTGTTCGCCCCGAAGCCACAGCCGCCGCAGCAGCCAGCCGAGCCGCAGGAGCCGCAGCCGCCGGCCACAGTGGACCTCGACGGCCTGGCGCAGCAGGTAGCCCCGCTGGTCGCCAGGCTGATCGCCGACGCGGTAGCCGACAAGTTGGCGCAGAGGCTGTAGCCGGAGATGGCAGATGAGATGCCGCGGCAGCCTCGCCGCCGACCCAAGCCGCCGCCGGCCGACGATGTACCGCTCGGTGCCGTGACTATCTCAGCCCGCGAGATCTACGACGCGGTGATGCGGCTGACCACCCGCGTCGAGACCGCGCTGGAGCGCGGCGACCGCACCGCCGAACGGGTCGAGGACCACGAGGCGCGCATCCGGTCGTTGGAGCAGCATCGATGGCCGCTGCCGTCCGTCGCGATCGTGCTCAGCGTCCTAGGACTGATCGTGACTGTCCTAAGAGGAGGGTGACCCCCATGGCATTCTTCCAGCTTCTCCCCGCCCGCGCCCGCAGGTGGGTGTATGGCGTCGCGTCGCTGCTGCTGCTCGCCTACGGCGCGTGGGAGGTGGCCCACGGTGACGTGGTACAGGCGGTCGTGTCGCTGCTGACGTCGATGGTGTCCGGCATGGCGCACGCCAACGTAACCCCGGACCAGGATGAGGGGTCGGGCCAATGACCTGGCGGCGTCCGTCCACATGCGAGAGTCACGCCTGCCCCGAGTGGCAGTACCTGGAGCGGGAGCGTGTCGTCCGGCTCCGCTCGTCGGAGCGGCCGGGCGGCGTGGCCGAGCTGACGCCGGACGAGATGGCCGCGCTGGTCGCGGCGTGGCAGGCCGGGGAGGTCGTACCCCGGACGTAGACTGGCGATGCTAGTCCGCAGCACCGAGGGTCGCGCCCTGTCCCGCGAGGGGCAGGGCGCGCTCATTGCTTTCGGCGCCAGCCGTTCGATGATGGCCGACGTTCTAGTACGCGCGATCGATATTGTCCGCTTCGCCGCTGGTAGCCGCGTCGCGCTCTATCGCTTGCCGCTGCGGACATTTCCGAACAGCGACTCATCCGAATCCGGACATAAAAAAGAGAGGCCCCCCAGCCAGGGACCCGGGTAGGTGTCCCTGGCTGGGGGGCCTCTCTAGTCTCTACCGGCGACTACCCGGACCGCCGGTACAGCTCACGCCGCGGCCTGCTTGGCCAGCCGGCGCCGGTGACGCTCGCTGTACTCGGTGCCCTTGCGCGGCCCGTAAGGCCCGCGCTTGCGGGTAGTCGCCGCCGCCGTCCCCGCCGGAGCGGGCGACACGGGCGCGGTCGGCAGGTCCTCGGCCTGGGCGTCGTCCGCCTTGACCTCGGTCACGGCCACCTGCTGGGCCGCCCCACGCTGTTCAGACTCCCGTCGTACGCGGCCGACGACCAACTCGGCCAGCACGTACGCCAGAACCATCGACGCGTGCACCGCCTTGTCGCCCGGCGTGGCCCCGGCGAGCCAGTTGGCCGCCATGGAGCCGAGGCCGGCCAGGGCCAGGACGAACCCAGCCGCGCCTCTGCCGCGGGTCACCCGCTGGTCGTGCAGGATCTCCGCGCAGGTGATCGCCAGCAGGTCGATCACCGCCGGGGCGATCGCCGACGTGAGCCGGTCGATGCCCCACGACAGGAACAGGTGGTACTGCGTCGCGTAGCTCGTGACCATGGCCGCGAGCATGATGAGCCGCGGCCCGATACGGCCGAGAGCCTGGAACGGGACGTCGAGGAAGTTCATCGGGTACCTCCGATGTAGGGCCGGATGCCGTCCGGCTCGGGGTCCGCGCTTCTGCTCGGCCCGGCCACCCACCGGCCATGCCAGTGGGTCGCCGCGCCGGCAGCGTGCAGCGGAACCAAGGCCGCGGAGCGTGGCTCGACGCGGCAGAGAGTGGTGGGCGTCCAGGGAGTCGGACCCTGGCGAGGACCATCACGCCCTAGGGGTGCCCCGCCCCGGACGGCAGCGGGGCGGGGCCAGTCGAGATGGTCAGGATGCGGTCGCCGCGAGGTACTCGGCGATCGCGCGGGGACCGAGAGCGTCAGGACTGCTCGACGACATCGGCCGCTGCGCCGGCTCGCCGCGCGGTCTCCGTCTCGTAGATCAGGTCCCGCTCCCACTGCGGCAGGCACTCCGGATCGAGCAGCGGCGCGACCGCCGCCAGCAGCGCGTTGCGGGCCGGCCAGTACACACCGCACTGGTCGGCGATGATCTGCGCCACGGCGTCAGCCGCGTACCGGGCCGCCTCGTCGCGCGTGCACGGGTAGGGCCGCTCAAAGGTGAGGTACCTGGCGTACTGCACCGCCGCCGCGATCACCTGCGGCGTGATGATGCGCTCCAGCACGCGGGCCTGACGTGCCGCGACCGTTTCCGGGTGCTTCTCGTCGGCGTACTCGTCGGCGGACCACTCGCAGTGCTCCGCCACCTGCGGGGTCAGCCAGGCTGACAGGTCCCTCAGGATCGCCGAGTTCACGTCCCACTCCGGCCAGTTCAGTGCGGCATTTACCTGCTCAGTCGTGGCCATGTCGGTCTCCCTCCGACAGTGCCGCAGTGCCCCTGCGGCGCGGGTCAGGCCCTGGCGGCCTCGGCGTGGGGCGGGCACAACGTCCCGCCCCCACCGGGAGCGTCAGGACAGGGGGGCCAGCTCGGCCCGCAGGGTGTCGGCGGTGTAGCCGTTACGCATCAGTCGCGCCACCGCCCGGCTGATCGACTCATCGGCCTCGATGAGCCCGGAGCCGATCGCCTCCTCCAGCACGTCACGCAGCTCGGCCGCCCGACGCATCCGGTCGCGGTACATGCGGCGGTATACGAACTCGCACATGTCCGGGAGCAGCTCGTACTCCATCCTGGCCGACCGCTCCAGCGAGCGCAGGAGCGGGCCCTCGACCGGGCCGATCCGGATGACATCGGTGCCGGACAAGCACCGGACCTGGTCATAGGCGTCATCGCCCACGTAGCGGACGCTCTCGCCGCCGTAGACCATGTAGACCGGCTGGCCGTTGCCCTGCCGCCACCGCTGGTGGCGGAGCAGGTCAAATGCGATCCCGTGGGCGATCGAGACACCGATCTGATGATCCTCGTGGTCCATCCACGGGACCTGCTCCAGGTCAGTGACTCGCATGGACCAACCACCGTCGTTGCTCACGTCGGTCTCCCTCCGACAGGCCAGGGCGCTACCCTGGCAGTGCCACATCAGGCCCGGTGCTCCGGGCGACCCCCGGGGGCGGGGGTTTCGGCGGGTGGCCCCGGGGCGATCTCCCCGCCCCGGGGCCTGGATGTCAGGAGAAGTACGAGCGGAGCATCTGGGTGGTGGCCCGCCGAGCGCGGGGGTCGACCCGCTTCGCTCGCTCGTACTCGCGATCGAGCTTCCGCTCGATCGCCTGCCACGCCTCGTAGTCGGCGTCGTCGTCGCTCTCGACGTAGGTGCGCCGCGCCTCGTGGGCGGCGTTGATGAGGTCGAGGATGCGGCGCTCCTCGGCCTCGTGCTCCCGGTCCTCGCGCCACTGCCGTGCCGCCCGTCGGTAGGCGTCCATGTCGGTCTCCCTCCGACTCAGTCGACCCCGGACCATCCGGGGCCGTGGGTAGCAGGCCAGTATGCCCGCTACCAGTGCCCGGCGGGCCCACGATGAGGTGCCCGCCGGGCTGGCTCACTCGCCGTCGTGCTCCAACAGCAGCACCGTCAGCGCCTGCTGGAGCCTCGCGATCTGCTGCCACGTCATCTGGATCGTCACGACGTCACCGTCGCAGCCGATCTCGAACTCTCGACCACCCTCGATGCGGGTGGACCAGTCGAAGTAGCCGGCCTCGGCGTCGTTGGGGTCGAGGTCGATGCCGTTGCGCTCGACCGTGGCCGCGAGCATCGCGAGGAGCTGAGCCTTGTCCATGTCGGTCTCCCTCCGACGTGTCCCCGCTCGTTGGGCGGGGCTCCGTGGCGGCGGCGCGTATGAGCGCGCTGGGGAGATGTCCTCGCCGCCTCCCCCGGGGCGCTGCGGTCGCGGCTGGCGCGGTGTCGCGCTGCTCCCGGGGTGTGTCTCAGGTCGTCTATTCGGTAGGTACTTGGCCCGGCGGCTGATCTCTGGGACCGCTCTGCCTTCCGTATCCATCCGGGCGGTTGGGCCGTTCCCCTGTTCTGTTGTCTGAGACCAGTATAGCCTACCCGTAGGCCTAGGTCTAGGCCTACGGGTAGTACTTTCGGTCAGTTCCCAGGAACGAACGGGTGAATCCGTAGGCCAACAGCTATGCCATACTGTTGACATGAGCATCACAGAGGAGCTGCGCGAGCTCGGCGATCGCAGACAGCGACTGCAAGCCGAGCTCGACGAGATCCGGCCGCGGCTCGCCGACCTGATCCGCGCTGCTCACGCAGCAGGGCTGCGCCAGGTCGACATCGTCCGGGCGACGGGCTACACCCGGGAGATGGTGCGACGGATCGTTAGAGGTGAGATGTGATGTCGTACGACTCGATACACCAACGGGTGCGGCGCGAACGCGGCCGGGCCGCCGACGTCGCACGCGGCATTGCCCCCAAGCCCATCGACCGCGAGATCAGAGGCGGCTACGCCCAGCCGGTCTGGACGCGCCAGCAGCTCGACGAGTGGCTGGCCAGTCGGCCAGGGCGAGGGGCACCGGGGCGTCCCCGGCGGCGGTCGGCATGAGGGCCGCGCTGTACGTGGAGTGCGTCGGTTGGCGACCCAACCGACGCAACGGGCTACGGGCACCGCGACCGTGGTGCGCCGAGATCCTCGGCCCGGACCCCCGGTATGGACTCGCGCGGAGATTCCTCCGGCCGTCCATCGACCACACCTACGCCAACCGGTCCGGTACCCGAGGTGTCCACTACATGTGGGTGCTGTCCCCTGGCTCCGTGTACGAGGTATCCCACCAGGTCGGCTGGGAGCGGACGGTACGCCGCTTTGTCGCAGTCGGAGACCAGGGCGAGATCGTGGATCTCACCGAGGAGGAGGTGAGAGCGCGGTGGCCAAGCGATGGCTCGGAGTCGACGTCCTGACCGCCGCCCGACAGCGCATCTCTCGTGTATTCGACGATTTCCCCCGGATCTACGTGTCGTTCTCCGGCGGCAAGGACTCCGGCGTGGTCTTGGAGCTTGTCACCGATGAAGCACGACGGCGAGGCCGGCGAATCGGCGTGTTGGTCGTCGACCTTGAGGCCCAGTACAGGCTGACGATCGACTACATAGCCGACGCACTGGACCGGCACGCCGACGTGATCGATCGGTACTGGGTGGCGCTGCCGCTCAACCTACGCAACGCAGTGTCACAGTTCGAGACTCACTGGATGTGCTGGGACCCCGATCGCCGCGAGGACTGGGTGCGGCAGCCGCACCCGTCGTCCATTGTGGACGAGAGCTTCTTCCCGTTCTTCCGGCGGCGCATGGAGTTTGAGGAGTTCGTGCCATCGTTCGGCCACTGGTACGGCGGCGGACAGCTCACCGCATGCTTCGTGGCCATCCGCACGGCGGAAAGCCTCAACCGGTGGCGCACGATCGCCTCGACGACCAAGCAGCGCTACGACGGACTGCCATGGACCACCTGGGTCAAGGGTGGCCCCACGTACAACGTCTATCCGATCTACGACTGGACCACCGAGGACGTCTGGACCTTCTACGGGCGGGAGAAGCGGCCCTACAACCGCCTGTATGACCGCATGCACCAGGCCGGGCTGACGATCCACCAGGCGCGGATCTGCCAGCCGTACGGGGACGACCAGCGCAAGGGACTGTGGCTGTTCCACGTCATCGAGCCGGAAACGTGGTCGCGGGTGGTTGCTCGGGTGGCGGGCGCCAACCAGGGCGCGCTGTATGCCCGGGAGTCCGGCAACATCCTCGGCCGAATCAAGATCACCAAGCCGGATGGGTTGACATGGCAGCAGTTCGCCGAGCGACTGCTGGAATCGATGCCTCCGCCGACCGCCGAGCACTACCGCAACAAGATCGCCGTGTTCCTGCGGTGGTACGCAGTCAAGTACCCGGACCGGTACGCCGATGGCATCCCGGATGAGGGGCCGGCGTCGGCCAAGGGCGTCCCGTCGTGGACGCGGATCTGCAAGGCCCTGCTGCGCAATGACTATTGGTGCAAGGGCCTGACATTCTCGCCGCAGAAGAGCGACGCCTACGAGCGATACCGGCGACTGATGCGACAGCGGAGGCACGAGTGGGGCCTGATGGTATGACGATTCGTCGCATGACGAATCAGAGCCGTGGCTTCTATTCCTTGATGGGGCCGTACCTGTCGCGGCGGGAGATCGTGGCCGATGTCGGCGGCCCGATCTGGGACGACGACGGCAAGGTGTGGTACGTGGGCATGGCCCACGGCATGGTGCTTGGCTTCGCCGCCGCCGCCGACAGGGGCTCGTGGGTGCAGCTCCAGTCCGCCTACACCCTGCCGGCGTGGCGGCGCCACGGCGTCTACCGGCGGCTGCTCGACGCCCGGCTGGAGGACTATGCCGGCCGGGCGATACGAGCCACCTGTACCACGGCGAGCCTGCCGGCCCTGCTCGCCAGGGGCTTCACCGTCACCAGCACCCGGGGCGCGTTCACCCGGGTAGCGCGCGATGGATGAGCGCCGCCTGTGGGTGGCGCTGCCGGGCCGGATGCCCGGGCTGGTGCCATCGGTGATCGCCGCCCTCGTGGATGCACCGCTGCATGAGGTGGTGATCACGCTGGAGCGCATGGTGGCCGCCGGGAGAGTGATACGTCGGTTCCGCAAGGGACATGACGTCTACTACCGGGGCTACTGGCCAGACGAGCCCAACCCCCCTGACCTGACCCTGTTCTGAGGAGACTTCGATGTCGATGTCCATTGTGGAGCGTGCCCGGGAGTTGTTCGCCGAGCTCGACTCGCTGCCCGAGGATGAGCGAATCAACGTCATCAATGAGATCCGGCTGGCGTTGCGGAAGCATTCGCCAATGCGCCGGGAGCCGGTGGACTGCGTACTGTGGGTGCCCGCCGAGCGGGTGCAGGCCAACGACTACAACCCCAACGTGGTCGCGCCGCCGGAGATGCGGCTACTGCAGCTGTCAATCATGTCCGACGGCTACACCCAGCCAGTCGTCGCGTGGCCGGTCGAGGGCGACCGGTACGAGGTGGTGGACGGCTTTCACCGCAGCCGGGTCGGCAAGGAGGTGGGGGCGGTGCGCAAGCGGGTTCGGGGCCGGCTACCAATCTCGGTCATCAATGCGGAGCGCACGGCCCGTGAAGACCGGATCGCGGCGACGATCCGGCACAACCGCGCCCGTGGCGTGCACCAAGTCGACGCCATGTCGGAGATCGTGCTCGATCTTGCCCGGCGGAACTGGGACGACGAGAAGATCGGCCGGGAGCTGGGGATGGAGCCGGACGAGGTGCTGCGCCTGCGACAGATCACCGGCCTGGCTGAGTTGTTCCACGACCGGGAGTTCTCTGAGGCCTGGGAGGCGTGACTCTGGGGTGGCCGGGTCCGTCCGGCCGCCCCAAACGGGCCGCAACCCCCACTCGCACGGGCGATCCTCGCCGAGCTTGACTGACCGTGGCATTCTGCTCGGCATGACCACAGTCCTCGAGGTCGACCTCGACGCCCCACCGACTCCGCCTCCACCCCCGCGCTGGCGCGCTCGCATCCCGTGGGTGGTTGCCGGCCTCGCGCTCGCTGTGGCCGTGGCCGCCCTGATCATCCGCATCCCGCCACCGGTCGCCGTAGCTCCGCCAGTCGAGCCGACCCCGGTGGCGACATCACGGGGCATCGACTACTCCGGCGACGGCTACACCGAGGGCCCGAATGTGTTCCGTGGCGCCGACGAGGCGATCACCGCGGTCGTGCTGGTCTATGAGTCGTGGTCCGACGATCAGCCGACCACGTGCCGCCTCGTCGTCGACGGGCACGAGGTGGTCGACGAGGGCAGCGACGGCCACGCTGCGGTCTGCGTATGGATCGAGCCAGGGGTGGCGATCACGGCCGCTGGTCTGTCACTCTCAGCGGCATGACCCACCAAGCGCTGTCCCGACGCTGGCTGCGTCTCCTGCCCTGGTGCATCGTCGCCGTCGCCATCGCCAGCCAACTCGCCGTCATCGGCGTGCTGCTCCACGCGACCCGGTCCGCCGAGCCGCCGCCGCTCGGCAGCATCGAGGTCGACGGCCGCGGCTCCGGCCATGATGTGCGGGTCGTGCGCAGCCCGGATGAGCGCACCGCCGCCGTGGTGCTGGTCGTCCAGCCGCCATGGGACAGTCCGGAGCCCGCCACATGCCGGCTGGTGGTGTCCGGGCACGTCGTCACCGGCGAGGCTGAGCCCGGCCAACCGGCGGTCTGCGTGTGGGTGGGCGAGGCCGAGGTGCCCGTCCCTGCGCCTGAGCCGCTGCTGGTGCAGGCATGACGCTGACTACACCGATCGATCTCGACGCGCCGCCTCCCTCGCCCGCGCCTCCGCCCCGCTGGCGCGCCAGGCTGCCCTGGGTGGTGGCGGGTGTCGCCGTCGCCGCGGCCGCGCTGTCCCTGGCCGTCCGGCTGCCTGAGCCCATCTCCGCTATGCCGGCGACCGGCCCGACGCCCACCCCCACACCGGTCGCGCCGAGCATCGAGACCGCGGGGACCGGCTGGACGGAGGACCTCCACGTCGTCCGCGGCCCGGGCGGGGGCATCGAGGCGGTGGTGCTGGTCGTGCCCGGCTGGCCGGACGGCCGGCCCGTGAGATGCCGCCTGGCCGTCGACGGGGCCGTCATCGAGGACGAGGCGCTGGACGGCCATCCCGCGGTGTGCCTCTGGGCGGCCCTGCCGTGAGCTGGTCGCCGTCGCGGATGCCACGGCTCCGCGACCAGACGTCCCACCCGCTCACCGGCGACGCTAGAGCGCTGGCCGGGCGTCCCGCTCAGGCTCTATCCGGGGCAGGCGTGCGACGGCGGCGCGTCGCTGCTCGTCCGTCACCGCGGTGTAGATCTGCGTCGACCTGATGGAGCGGTGCCGTAGGCACTCCTGGGTCACCCGGATGTCGCGACCCAGGCGCTGCACCTGCGTGCCGAAGGCGTGGCGCAGCCGGTGCAGGCCCCACCGGTCTCCGGGCTGGGCGATCCCGGCGCGCTGCGCCCACCGGCGGATGAGCGTGTTGAGCCGGTCAGGCGACACGGGCTGGCCGCCGCGCTCGGTCACCACCGGCCCGTCGGGCAGGTCGCGGACGTGCTCCCACACGGCCGGATGGGTGGGCACCGTCTGCGGGTCGCCGCCCTTGGCCACCGGGATCACCGTCACCTCCTCGGTGATGTGCTGCCGGCAGCAGGCGGTGATCTCCGCCCGCCTCATGCCCTGGTAGTAGGCCAGCATGGCGGCGGTGCGGATGGGCTCCGGTGCCTGTAGGGCCAGGCGGATCTCGTCCTCGCTGGCCGGGCGGGGGACGCAGGCGGGCGCTTTGGGTCGGCGGATGCCGTCCATCGGGTTGTCGCCACGGATACCGCTGGACTGGAGCCAGCCGTAGAAGGCGGCGAGGTGGCTGTAGTACGTGTACTTGGTCCACCGGTCCCACCGCTCATAGGCGAGCCATGCCTGGAGCTGCTCGGTGGTGGCGTAGAGGACCCCGTGGGGTAGATCGTCGTGCAGGCGGAGGATGCAGCGCCTGCGGCCGCGGATGGTGGAGGGGCGCGCTCCCTCGTATCGCAGTACGGCGATGTACTGGTCGAGAAGATCACTCATGGCGACATCCTGGCCACCGGGAGTTGACATGAGATCCTCCCTTAGGCCGTCGCCGCGAACGACATGGATGTAATTCGCTCTGTGGATGTTGTTGCGGCGTCAACCTTTCGGCCGATGCGCCGCTCGCGGCGGGCGTCGCCGTGGCGGATCTCCTCGAGGGGTACGGCGCCGGCCACGATCGGGTGGCGTGGGTGCGGCACGGTGCCGGAGACGGTCGTCGGATACCAGCCAGTAACCTGCTGGCGGCGGTCACGGGGGAGTAGATCGACGATGCCGACACCCAGCGCGGTGGCGATCCGGTCAAGGTCAGTGAGGCTGATCTCAGTGCGGCCGTTGAGTCGCTTGCCGACCCACGAATCCTCGACGCCAATGCGGCGTGCCAGTTCGGCGCGCTTGACGTTGAGCCGGCCCATCGTGGCGCGAATTTCGGATGCGACGTGTGCCGTGAGCCCGTCCGGGCTAGCTACCTGCTGCGGTGTCATGTCAGCCATCCTCTGGCCAAAACGGCCAGGATGTCAACCCAAGAAGTGAAACCTCCGGCAAAGTGGGACCGAATCTGGCTCTCAGCTTGACAGTCTGGCTCGATTAGCCAAGACTTAGCTCCATGACCCAGAGCCTAGCCGACTTCGCCGCCGCGCAGCTCCGAGCGGAGATGGCGCGTCGCGAGATCAGCCCGACGGAGCTGGGCCAGCGCATCGGCGTGAGCGAGACATGGGTCCGGCGCCGGATGCGTCGCCAGCGCCAAATCTCGATCGAAGACTTGGAGCGCATCGCTGCGGCTCTCGATCTCCCGCCGGCTTTCTTTGTCACCCAACGAGAGGTAGTGGCCGCATGAGCGACGACAAGCCCATCAACGGCACCGACCCCGACGGCGTGCCGAAGCCGCCGACGGTGCCCATCCCGCGCCCCGAGGGCCGGTGCAAAAGCCCGAAATGCCGCGCCTGCTGTGACGGGCCAATCCCGCGCCCCAAGGGCCGGTGACCGTCCGCCCGCCGCTGGTCGAGGGGTGGTGGCGGCGGGCGGGCCTGATCGGCCGCCGCGACGCGCCCGCGGTGAGCGCGACCCCCGCGCTCGGCCCGGCCCCGTCGAGATCCATCTCCCTCGGCGGGGCCGGGCCTGGCCCACAACTCCATAGACCGCCGCTGGCGGGGCGTGGTGCCCGGAGATGTGCCGGGACGGGCTTGAACAGTGGCCTCACGAATCACCCGCCAGCGGCACAGACGTCGGGCGGCGTGGGTCGCTGCATCAGCTGTCGGCCCGCTGCCCGACACCAAGCCACCGGCGCCGCCCGGGCCCAGACCGTCACTCGGCGGATTTGGGGGGACGACCGGGCGGCGCCGGCCCAAGTAACAGAAGAGCCCCAGCCGGTCCCATCGGCTAGGGCCCCGACACCGACGCGAACCCAAGGAGGACCGTCGATGCCAGACCAGATCGTACAGGACTCGCCTGACACTGCCACCGCCGACGCTCTCGCTCTGCGCATGTGGCGGCGCCTCACCGCTGCCATCGACAGCGGCGCGCCCGTGCCTACCGAGGTCTCCATCCGCCCCCCGGTGGTGGCGCTCTCCTTCGGCCACGATCAGTGCCCGGACGCCCGCGCTGCCGCGGCGGCGATGGTGCGCGCTCTCGGCCTGACCGGGCCGGTCACCTACCGAGACCACCTCATCCGGTGGGGCAGCTCCGAGCCGGACGCGAATGGGCTGCTGTGGGACGTGTGGGCTCACCTGCCGGGAGGCGGTGACGCGCGATGAGTCTCCGAGGCATGTCGGAGGAGCAGCGCGCCGGGCTGCTGCGGTGGGGCACCACGACCGACCGGACCGTGTGCTCCGTCGCCATCCGGCCGGAGCAGGTCGGGCACCGTGACGTGTGCGGCCGCCCGGCGGTGTGGGAGGTCGAGGTCGAGGACGCCGAGACCGGCGTCATCTACCCGAACGGTG